ATCTCCGCGAAGTCATCCAAACTCAGATCGACTGTGATCCCGTTAGCCGCCCAGCCTAGCACATACACGTCACACTCTTTCGGGTTCTTGCCACTAGTTGCGCCGCCAATGTCCTGTGTCTTGATGAGAGCTTGACCGCCGCCCGGTAACGGACAACTGATAATCGGGATCATGCTTTTACCTCATCAATGCCGACCTTGAACCGGCTATGCTCGCCATACTTCTTGTCGAGTATAACGCAGGACATAGACCTCGCTGAACCGTAGCCCGAAGCTGAATGGTAAGCATCGGGTGGACACAAGACGCCAAACGATTCGAGGTGTAAGCCACCTAGCTCTGTCACAGTGCGATGGTGGATATGACCGTGATACAGATACCGATAGCGAGTGCGTCCCCATTCTTCTGCGTAATCTCGCGTAACGGCTTCATAGAGTGCCTGAGTCTTCACTCGGTCGCCATGATGTAGGACCACGAGAGTCTCGCCCCATTCGAAGTGAATCCACTTGGAGAAGTTATCAAAGACCTTCACCCGTGGCTCGTTTGCAAAATACAAGCGCATCATCTCATTCAGCCACAGACTCGCATCGGGATCGTGATTACCGCGCACGTTGATCAGCCACACTTCCTTGTGCGTCTCCAGCATACGAGTGATCAAGACTCTGAAGAGATTGCCGACAATGCGGATGACGCGGCCAAGCCTTCCATCGACATCGACCGGGGTTCCTCTCGCGGTCTTGTTATCTGACGTATTGGCATGGAGGAAGTCACCCAAGTTAATCAGTGCGCCTACTTCCGAATCACCTGCAACCGATACCAGCTTATCGACTGCCTTGATCAGTACGTCTTGGGCTATGTTTGTATCCCAATCATCGCCACCCGTCTCAGGAGACCAGCACAGGGCGTTCAGGTGATGATCTCCAATGAGGTAAGCCGATAACCTATCTGCTTCCTTCGCCGCTTCTGGGGCTTGTACGGGCTTGTAAAGGCCATCTATCTCTTCAAGGAATCCAGCCTTGAATGCTTCAAGCGCCGCCTCAAACATTGCCTCTTTGTCAGCCGTGGACTTCACCCACTGGCCGACTGGCTTGCCTTCATCATTGTAGTAAGTGGAGACGCCTCGGACTCTGAAGACATCCGGGACCGTGTGCGTCATGTCATGCTGAGGCGAGTAGCCCTGAGTCGCGGCACGATCAGAAATGTTTTTGAGCGTACTCTTGACCGTCTCTCGGGCAATACCTAAGTTCCGTCCTATCTCAGTCTTGTTCATGCCAGACTCAAACAGTCTGACTATCTCCGCTTGTCGTTCAGTGTTGCAATACTCAATTAAGCTCATCATCTCCCCCCGGATTGATGTTAGATGCGCCTCCCAAATGGCACGTTGATCGAGTATTTTTCGACAAGCAGTCTACTCAAGACCTCGTAAATGTCGTTGACTTCCATAGGATTGATCTTCCTCGTGGACTCAACGCCGGTTACTGCTTTCTGGATAGGTCGCCACATGTAATCCTTAATCAGGTACATAGTGGGTTCGATAGGTACGCCGTCTTTGATGACGGTCTTCATGTCCATACCGTGCGCCGCCATAACACTAGCGACCTCACGGCAATAAGCATGGATAGCATCGTTCTGCTTTCCGGTTCGGGTGACAGGGATAATCTCGTAGATATGACCCTTGTCCTGATTAGCCCGGATGTACTCACAGAACTGATCGGCTTGGTACTTGTTGTTTACAAACCAGCGCTCGCTCATGCGGTTACTCGCTCGCCTTCAAACGTCACGTACTGCCCATACTTTTCGAGACAATATGCTCGATAGCTTTCTGATTTCATAAAGTCGTGGGTGATATCGTCTGCGAAGCTCCAGCTCTTCAGTCCGATTTTACCACTATTTTCTTGTAATTTCGCGGCAAATGGGGACACTCCTCTTTCTTGCTGGGATGCCCGGCTAAGCCACGCTTGTGCAAATCGCTTGCCATCCTTCTTACGTTTCTTTGGATTAGCGTCACACCATGCGGCCATCGCACTAAGCTCGGCAAAGATATCCACCTTCGGAAAAGCATTCTGCCAGTAGATAATCTGCTCATCGTCGGGTTCGTAGTAAGTACCGTCATTTAAAATAATCATCCACACTTCCCTTTTGATGCCGGAGCAAGCTCCGACAAATCAGTTAGTTAATAATGACGAGCTATGATTACTGTATCGAATCTTGACATCTATCCGCTTGATCTGCTCTCGACCAGCGGGGCGCATCATAGAGAGGGTCAACTCCGTCTCCGACGTTCTTAGGTTCGTCGGCCTAACGCCCAGTAATCTCTGACAAAAAAGTAGATGAGAGGAAACACGGAATGGTTTTGTAGTGTATAATCCATTCATCTTCTTTGTTGACCCCTTGAAGATACCACGTAGTCCCTCCCTTGGACAAGTGACTCCTAGCCCCCGTAATGGGGGCTTTTTTATTCCTAAGCCTTTTTCTTAACCAAGTGATATCTGGCGTACCGCTTGCCATCCTTCTTGGCTATCTCCGTGTGTATTTTGTGACCGCTCATGCGAAGGTCATTGATACGTGCGGCCAGCCTGAAGCACCCGTAGTTGTTCAGGGCGTCCATAGCTGTGATCGGGCCTTTGGTTAAGTGGTCAAGAATCTGCGCTGAATGGCTCATGCTTGCTCCTTGTATGGCAGATCAAGGAACGTCTCAAAGTCCATATCGAAACGCTCCGCAAAATCAACTATCCGGCCAAGGCTTGCGTCCTTGCTCTTGCGCCATCTGCCGATAGTCATCTCAGTCACGCCAAACTCTTCCGCCAGTTGCTTGTTACTGACACGGAATTGTTTTTGTGCTGTCCGCAACGACAGACCAATATCAAAATGGAATGTCGTCACTGAACTGCTCGGTTGCGGCTGAGGTGGCGAGGGTGCTTCTGACTTGCTGAATGCCATCCGCATGAACTTTTGCCGGGTTGTTGAACTGGGCACTTGGAATCTCCTGTGATGCTGATTGATCTTCAGACAATGCCGCTTTAGCTTTGTCTATTCCCTCTTTTCGAACGCGCTCTTTATACTCGCGGGTTTCATCATCAACCTTGGTGTAAAGATTGCCACTGCTTTTAGCGATCAGTGTTTCGATATAGATAGTATTTTCCGGCTGTTCTTGTAGCCACGGGATGAACTTTTCTCGATCAATGGTCTGCTTTAGCACAGCCCAATCTGGCGCATCTTCTTTGCGATTAGGCTTCATGCCATTTACAAAAGTAATATCAGCCATTTGCTAACTCCTTTCTTGCTTTGTTAAATGCGTCATTGCCCTTGCAAGCATCACGCTCTTCGGTGGTAAAGATGCCGCCCTTAGTCGGCGCTCTGAACAACGTAGCCATAGTGTCGTGGCTTATGTCACCCCAGATAGCGGCCAACTCATCCCAGTCCTCATTGTGGATGGCACACTTGGCAAATGAGACCCAATCAAAGTTCTCTCGCACTGCTTCCATAAACTTCAGAAACTCGCCATCATTCTGCTGTTTGATAGCGCTGGCTACTTCATCGGCAGACGCATACTCAGTACCGCCAAAGCCCAGAGCCGATAGGCATCGACCGATAGCGGAAGTCTCTGCGTTCTCTAGCGCACTGGTAGCATTGATCTTGCTGGCGGCACGTACCTCTTCTGAATAGCCAGTAGCCAAGAGGCGGCCATCGTTATCCAAGATGCTTGCCTTCATGATGACTAGCACATCGTTAGCTTCAACCAGATCGGTTGAAATTGTGTAGTCGGGATGGGCCGCTCTAAACTCTGCGACCCGAAGTGCCACGGTTTTATATTCTTTGCCGTGGATTTTTACGACGCCATTCATAGCGTTTCTCCTGCGTGTTGTGATGCGTCTCGCATCTGAGTTAAGGCATAGCCATCGGCATAGCCTGATAGGTACATATCCGTTGCTGGATACTTCTGGCAGTTACACTCAAGGCCATCCATGAAGCCCTTGCGGAACTCACGGCTTGCGACCTGTAGCCAGTCTTTGTAGCGCTCAGTTAAAAAGTCCTCATCGGACCTAGATAGATCAATCATTGGTAATCCTCCCCCATGTCGCGAGCGTGTTTCTCAGCTTCATCTTCGATGAGGCCGACAATCATTGACTCGGAATAGTTCCACAGCATCTCGCGGGTTTTCTGTACGACGACAGCCGGGTCAACCTCATCATTGAAGATCAGATCTACCCATTCGATCTCACTGCCAGTCTGGTGCATTGCGGTTGGTGCAATCTCGGATGAGATTTCTTCGACATCGCACATGATCTCCCGACGGATATCGGGGTCAGTGATGTCGTGATAGTTTTCCTCCCATGAAGGGTGGTTAACCATGATTTCATAGAAATCAAAACGTGCCATTTGTCATCTCCCTTGGTTAGTTCCACATGGAACAATAAACATATTAGGTTATGTTTTAGGGGAATGCAAACACTTTATGTTGTTATTTAGGGTAGTACGTCCACATGACGGGTGTGGTTTTGCGGGTGTCCAAATGTATAAAGCCATCACCCACGCCTATGCCATTCCAGCAATCCATCTTCAATGCTTCACGGACAAGGGTTAGCCGATCGACGCTATTGGTCACTGCGATATCTGCCGCAATACCTTGGCAGTGTGTGCCTGTACCGGGTTCTGACTTACGGGCTTCAGCGGGATGGGTCGCATCTCTCCAGCCAGACGTTATGCGGAACGGGAAGCCACATATCTCGCGCAACTCATCGAGCCTTGCGAGGAACTCGGGGTCCATGTTGTCACCCCCAGTTCCAGTGTGGGTACAAGCGAACTCTTCGAGTCTAAAATACTTGAATTTCATTTCTTTTTCTTGCCAGCTTTCGACAGCGCGATAGCGATAGCCTGCTTTTCTGGATAGCCTTCACCACGTAACAGGCTTATGTTCCTGCCGATAGTCTTACGGCTTCTTCCTTTCTTCAATGGCATCTTCGTACCTCGTACATCGTAGCTCTGTTACTTCTTCCGTTGCACAAATGAGAGAGCCATAAAAGGGTATGCATCTCTCTCGCTCAAATATGATTGTCTTAAACTCTGCGCAATCCCTCTCTTCTTGAGCCGCACACCCAGCAAGCACAAGCAAGAGAGCGACGATCCTCATCTTCTCGCCACGTTCTTTGTCTTCTCGTAGGTACGCAGACCGCCAAGGCCAAGCATTCCCAAGAGGACGGGCATCATCTCGCTCAGGTCCAAGGGTGGAACGGTGATAGGGGACTCAGTGATAGTAAGAATAAAATTGCAAACAGGAACAAACAGGTAGTTAGTCGCAAGGCCAATAGCGCAAATCCATCCAGTAGCCGGACGCCATCCAGCAACGAAAATCGAATGGCTTGTAGCCTCTTCTCGATTGACGGCAATCTGAGCCTTGGCAATCTCATGGGCCTGCCGCTCCGCTAGTGTGGCGATCTCATGGGCTAACCGACTGCGCTCATCCGCATCGGGGATAATTTTATCAAGCAGGGTAGAGATTGGGCCAATCAGCTTATCTAACATAATAAGTCGCTAGACCAATAATTGCTGATATGAGAATCCAAACAAAACGCTCAGCAATCTTTACTGACTGCGCGTTATGCCCGACGATCTGCTTGATGTTATCAAGGTCGCCTTCGTATTCATCAAGACGATACTCAAGCCGATCAATCCTCGCGCTTCCTGCCGTTAGCTTTTCATCGACTCGGGCAACCATAGTCATAGCTTCGGTAAGTTTGTCGAGCTTATTCTCGATCCGATTGAGACGTACCGCTTGATCGTCCATGACTTATCTCTTCTTTGGCTTGCCGTAAGGCTTTGCACGACTTCCACCCATACGCTTCATCATGCCATCGTACAGACTTGGCTTTTTCTTCTTGCCGTAATTCTTCATTTCTTGCCTCTCTTCCGTTGTTTCAGCTTCTTAACCAACTGCTCACGGTGAAATAATCGCTGGCTTGATTCCGTATGCTTTGCGCCTGTATGCAAAGAACCATCTGGCATCTTGTGCGTGGCACCTTTGTATTCAGTACCGTCCTTTAGATAATGCGGTACGCCCTTAGCCATTACCGAAATCTCCTAGTCTTACGTGCAATGTTTGCTGGCTGTGCCGCAAACTGTTCGCCCTTCTTCTTGGCCCGACGCTTGGCTCTAGTGGTAGCCGCGTACTCTGCCGAACTTAAACTCTTGATAGCGGCCTCGGGTAGATAGCGCTCGCCTGTGGCCTTTGGCCCTTGAGTCGATGGCTTGCCTGACTTGGTGCGCCACTTCTGCTTGGTCCAGTCCATCAAAGATCGCTGTGACTTCTTAATCACGATATCCACCGCCTTTGGCTTTGTACTGCTTGGCTAACATCTGCGCCTTACGTGCCGACCATTGGCCGGGTGCGCCGCCTTTGCCACCTGCCTTGATACGGTCAAACAGGTTCTTTCTCATGGTTGGCTTTGTATAGTTGCCAGCCTTGTTGACAGTAGACTTTCTCATGCCTTCCGCGCCTTGTTACGTCGAGAGATTGCCGCCGCTTTCCTTCTGGCGTCTGCCTTTGAGCTGGCACCCCATGCGTTCAATGATAACAATAAACGTGTAGGCTCGCCGTTCTTGCGTTCTGGCCCCGGCATATTGCCCATGCGAGCAAGGAACGATGCCCGTCGTGGGTTGTCACCGCTCTTTACAGGACGCTTGAGGTTCATCCCTTGAGCCTTGGCTGAACGTCTACCTGCTTCGTTCAAGCCGCCCTTGGGATTCTTCCCTGCCTTACGTTGCCAAGCTGGTGTCTTCACGATGAGAGGTAATCAATCCACTTGCAACCGATACGGACCTTGCACGTACCTGATCCGAAATCGCCAGTCTTAACGCCAATGCGATAAGTCTTGCGCTCCGCTTCAAAGCCGTAGGTCTCTGTATCAGCCGTGAATGAGTCAACGTCTGTATAATTAGAGCCGTCAACTCCAGATATCTTTTGCACTGTTACTTCAGTGCCGCCAGCAATACCAGTGACAGAGACGTTGAAATATCCCTGTACAGTGATGTCATCGCTGAATGTGTTCTGAGCTGTAATGCTCTTTGTTACTTCGCCTGCCATGTTAGGCTCCTATGTGAATGTCCTAATAACATCGTTAAAAGTTTCGGGTGTGTAATACGGTGACTTAATGATGCTGTTAAAGGGTGACTTCTTCAAAAACACCACATTCGATATGGTTGCATTGACTGATCCACTGATACGCGCAAAGCCAATCTGCGTACTAACGGGCGCAATGAACTGTCCGGTAAACGTGCCTGTCGTTGTCAGATTCGATGCAGTGTTGCCAGAAAACACTTTGAGACTGCCGCCACTCAATGCGTCAACAGTTACTTGATAGTAAACAAGTGAATTAGCTGGAACGCTGGTGCCACATAGAATGGGCTGGAATGATCCATCACCTGCTAATGTATAAGAGCCATCGCCATTATCAGTCCACGCCCCAACATTCGGCGGGTTCCAGATTTCAAATCCCCAAGAGTTTTTAGTTAACACTACGCGATACCTCAAACCATGCAGTGCCATCACAAACAAAGGTTAGTGTGTCATCTGCTGTACTTGTGAAATTGCCCGCCATCTTCAATGCTGTGCCATCTGTGACGGTAGCGGCATCGTCAAACTTAATGGTTAATCTGCGACCAGCCTTTTTGTTGGATATGTCATTGAATCCAGTAGTTCCAGTGTAGACAACAAACTCGCCTTGAACTGGTATTTGCAACACGCTACTGGTCACGGTCGATACTGTGATCCCTAGGTTCTCACTAATGTTGCTATGGATTAGCGAGTTAGCATCTTGCGCGGCATCTGCAATCGGATCGGGAGTGCCAGACGACGCATCAAAGGTATTGTTGCTAATTAAATACCTAACATTAGATGAAGCGGCAACATTGATTGCTTCGTTTCTGTGATCGTAGAACGAGTTATTGCTTATAACAGTGTGAGTACAATCATTGTTTAGCTTAATGCCGACGTTGTTTACTACAGCTTGGCAATCAAATATACAATTCGTAATGTTGCTGTTGTTTACGCCCTTGAGCAGTATGCAACTTGTAGCCGCATTTTGCCCCCACTGGAAAAACGTGCTGTCTGTTATGTTGACGCCGCGTGAATTAACACACTCGATAACAACATCATCAGCGCCCCAGAAACGACAAGTGTTTACAGTTGGTGCGGAATCTCCAGTTGTGGCGGCATCCATATCCCAGAAGATGCCTCTGGAATTATTTCGTCCAGAATTGTAAGGATCGGTTGGAGCAAAGAATGTGTTTTCTACATGAACGCCAAAATGGGTAGTTCCTGATTGAGAGCCGTGCGTTGCATTGATTCCAAAATAACAACTATCAAATCCACAATTATTGACGTGTAAGGTCTCAACGCCGCCGGGGTTGGTAACATCTGTCCCAGCCGCTTGATAGTACATATTAATGCCTTCGTTGTAGCCATAGGCAAAAACGCTACTTAATACGCTCCAGCTTACCCGCCCTAAATCTATCGCAGTTGCATTTTGTGCAACATACCCAACCAATGAATTTGTGGCATTTACGCTTCCTCGATATGCCTGAAGCGGCTGGAAGTGAACGCCCTCAATGTAATCATTGTCAGTCATTGAGCCTAGACGAATACCGTATCGGATTGGGTAGCCTTTACAGTTTAAGACGCGCAATAAAGCGTGATCTCGTCTTGCATCTACAGCGCTGTATGAGTTTACGAAAGCACAGTCAGATACAGTTATTCCGTTGCGTGTTGGCGCTACCGTAACCGTAGGCGGATACGTTGTTGGCGTGGTCGCAGTCATATCCTGATCGGGATAAACAAACGCAAATCCACGCACTCCGCTATTGTCATACATGGTAAGCGCGGCGCTTGCGTAAGTATCAGCAGATGATCCGCCACCAAACTTCACATTGATTACGCTACCAGTATCTAATTGCTCCCAGCCCGTACCGTTTCGGTATCTAGGATTGGGCGGATTCTCTCCACCAAATAGCGTTACGCCTTCTTTGATAATGATTCCAGACGTTAAAGCGAAATCCCCAATAGCGCGAACGGTTGATATTTGATTGGCATTCGCATAATCAATGGCGGCTTGGATTGCTGTGCTATCGTCTGTAGTCCCATCTGCAACCGCACCAAAATCTCGAACATCTACGGATGCTCCAGCAATCATGCGGTTGTGTGCTTTCGTTAATGCCATATCAGCCTCTCAGTTTTGCCATTACCATCTTAATGGCGACAGTAGTGGGGAGAATCGTTTTGTACCAAGGCCAGAATTTGTGGCCTAGCTCTTCCATGTCTTCACGGTCAACCCATGCCTTAGTCCAGTTATCAATGTACATATCGCCGTAGCGTAGTACAGCATGGCCGCCGCCCTTCGTATCACAGCCACATATCTCAGCTTGGAAGGTGAACAGCATCCACCAGAACTTGAGCCATGACTCCTGACAGATGACGTAGCACAGGACAGATAATGAGTAGTCTTCGCAATCGCCGTGATACTCGTTCAGTGCATTAGGCTTCAACACGCGCCACTGGTCCCGACCTTTGGGATCGAACTTGTAGCTGTATCGGTTGTTGAAGTTGGTTAGGGTCATTAGATAGAAACCTGCCTAACAGCCAAGAAAGTTTTAGCCGTTTTCTCAGTTGCTCCAGCTTGGGAGTACAGGCCAATCTGATCACCAGCGCTTAGCTTGTAAGTAGTTGACGCAGTGCCAATAGAATTTTGCGCCGCAGTCGTACCGCTTCCTCTATCATGAAAAAGATATTGAATGATGGTTCCAGACGCGCTATCAATTCGTACTGTCCAATATGTATCGTCATACGCGCTTCCATTCCATCCAGCGGCGCCACCTGCCTCGATAGCGTAAATACCGTCTACCGGAATCGTGATCTCATCATTGGCCGCCATGTTGCAGTTGTCATAACTCTCAGCACCAAGGTCTACCAAACCTGTTCCTGTTTGCGTACCGCCGCCGCCATAGATTCTTGCAGAAGGCATAATTGGCGAGCCATTGAAATAAGTAAACACAGGGGTCTCGTTGTATGGCGATCCAGAGTATGCGGAATATGTAGCTTTTGGCGTACCGTCTGAGTTTGTCAAAGCGCCCAATGGATTATCGGATGGGGTTCCGGTGTTCTGGTCTGAAACTTTCTGTATTGCAATGGCCGATGGGTATTCGCTAACACATAGCTGTGGGCTGGTGCCGCCAAACCAGCGACCAGTCCATGTAAGCGAGCCGACATCAATAAAGGCAACAGGCTTGCTTCCCGACGTTGTGTTGTGGCGAATGTTAAATGTCCGACAGCCTGTGCGAGAGTATTGACCGCCATTATCGCTATCGGTCAACGTCATGCCTTGAATGTTTGCTGTGCAATTAAAAGAAACGATAAGCGCAGAGAAGTCTGAAACACAAGCAACGCCTTCCATGTGCAGGTGTCCAATAGCTATGTTTGAACCATCATCTAGTTTAAGCAATCCTCTAGCTTCTGTTGCGCTAGTGTTATCAACCACGGCTCGCTCAATGTTAAGTGTGCCAATGTGGATGCCTTCAGTGCGCTTCACTCGTAAAGCAAATTCAAGCTGGCCCTGACACGTTACAGTCGCGGCTGTTTGGGTAATATCAAACGAAGTGCCTGTGCCATTGTGTCGCCCATCGAGATACATATGCGCGATTGTACTAGGCGTGTTGTAGCCTTCATTGAAAGCTGAGTTAATATCGAATAGGAAACGACTGGCCTTTGACATCCAAATGATGCCAATGTTGTTCGACCAAAATTGATTTTTGTTTCCTGTAGATTGCGCCCATAGCTCATCAACGCCATTGCGACACGCATTCAAAGAGTAAAGCATCCCAAACGTGCAGAAAGTTACATTACGCAATGATATTCCGTATGTGTCAGCGTCTCGCGCTTGGCCTGTTGTGTACTCCACGCGGATAGCTTCCGAGCTAAGACCTCGGCCTTGAATAATGACGGCAGTGTTGGAGTGCGCGGCCTTAATCAAACTGCTGTATGTAAAGCCGTAGTCAATGCGCTCAGGAATGTTTTGCCCTGCTTTTGGATTGCCAGAGGGGTAAGCTGTTAATGCCTCTGGATCAAATCCCAAAAGGCTAACTGTATCAGTGGTCTTATAAACACCTGCCGCTCGGCAAGCTGGTTGATAAGTAAACACATGATCTAAATATGCTTGGAGCGCAGTGGTATCGTCAGCAGATCCATCGCCAACAGCCCCGAAATCTTCGGGAGTTACATATTGGCGTAGCTTGGTCTGTACTGTGGTTTGTACTGCGCCAGTGCCAGCGGGTAGGTAAGTCACAGAGTTAGCATCAGTCGTGCCAATAGCCGTTGTCTTATAGCTAACAATCTCAATGCTTGCGTTAGTTGGTGGGGCTTCTGTGAACGTGACAGTTGAGCCGCTTACGCTATAGGCATCCTCTTCCTGATATACGCCGTCAATGTAGATGACAACGCCAGCAGGGGAACCGGGGTCAGCCGCTAGAGTGAATGCAGTTGTTGAGCCGTCACCTGTGAACTGTTGACGCGTAATGATCGACGGGCTGAGTGCGCTTGATAATGGTGACGTGCTTACCGCGCCAGTTGAATCAAAGGTTAGGAAGCTATTGGTACGATTAGCCGCCTCGGGTAGCTCCATCGAGATAGAGTCAGAGTCGGTAATAGGCTTGCGGATAGACTGTGAGAATGATCGGTTAGTCTGCTCGCCTGCCAGCCATAGATTATCGAAGTCGCTGTTTACTTCAGAGGCAAGGAAGTCACCAGAGTTTGTATAATTCTGGGTGCGAGCGTAGGGCATATCCCGGTACAGGGTAAGGATGTCGCCTGCTGTAGCGCCAGACGTTAGGGTTACGTTACCCCCGCTATCATTGCCCACGTTCGACACAGTGTAATTAGTGCCCTCTGAGAGGGTCGTGCCGTTCTTCAATACGACAATATCGTCCTTGTCTACGATCTCAAACGTATACGCAAAGACCGTCTGACCAGAAGTCGCGGTATATTGGTTACGGCTTGTGTTGTCTGCTACTGTCATATCAGCGTCCTATTCGCAAAGCCATCTCTCTTTCTTTGGCTTCAATTACCATATTCATAAGTCTACCATCCTCTTGCAACATCTTCGCCTGAGCTTGTAGCTTATATTGATCGAAAATTCCTTTGATAAATACAGCCTTCCCACCTTCAGGGCCATCTGACGCATTTTTGTATGACTGGCTATTCATCGTAATACGTAGTTGCTCTCTTAAAGAAAATTGCGACTCAATACCACTATACAAAAGAACGTAACGATCATACTGCTGGGCATCTAGTTCAACATTCTCAATAACTCGCCTTGGCATACCAACGGCAACCTGCTGGCGCACCATCTCATCTGCAATAGGGTCATCCTTTGCTGTAGACGTGTAGATAGGCGACATGATATCGGGGCCAATACCGCCTTCTAGTACGATGGGTTCGCCAAAGATGTTACGACGTGGTGGCAAGTCATCTGAGTATCCGGGGATACGTGACTTGACGCGATCTAAGAATCCATACGTTGCACTCATTTCTGGGCTTAGATAGCGCTCAATGTTTGCCACGCTTGCAGGAACAATCGACGCCGCCTGACGTTGGAGATAGGACATCAACTTGTAGTTGCTGGACTCAGGATCAAGGCTTGCAGAGAAAAAGGCATCAAAGAAGTCAGTGACGCCTGACATATAGGTCTTGCTTGCCATATTCTGAGCAACAGATAGTGCCGCCGCTGTAGCAATCTGCGCCGCTTCCGCCTCGGTTGTTTGTCCGATAATCTCAGTCACGTCAGCCGACAAGCCTAGTAACGCACCAACAGGGTCAAGCCGGTTGTATGCGTAATACTTGTCGCCAACTTTAATCGAGTAGGGTTGCCAGCCAGTAGCTCGCATAATGTTTCGCATCTTGGGGTTGGTTGGTCCTGCGCCCGTGATTGATCCACTCATCACGAGATCAGCAGATACAGCCATCGCCATCGAGCCAGCGATCAACTTGCCCAAAGCTAGGTCACGACGTGCGCCACCTGCCGCGATCTCTTCTCTAAACGAGCTAGACAGCGGAGCCAGAGGTGTACGCTCAAACGCATACGACATGACATTCACGGGTGTACGGACAAATGGCATAACGACACGAGCGTATGGGATGTTATTCCGCACTTGCTCAACAGCCTTGCCCGTCTTACCTAGCTGGTTGGTAAAGGTCTGATAGCGTGACGCATCAATCGCCGCTTGCTTAATGTTCTCAGGCGGGTTCTCGATGATCTCAACAACACGTTTTGCCGCCGCTTCATCGCGCAAACCTTCGTTAAATGCCTGACGGTATGCCTGTGCGTATAGCTCCATGCGGTAGCCGACAGACTTAAAGTATTCATCACCAGCCGTTAGCAGACGACCGGGTACACGTATCGCTTCACCCATAAAGTCAGCGAAGCGACCAGCAGGACCAGCAATGTTGAGGTTCTCAGAAGTCACTGCGCGGAACTTCTCAGCCTCTACCTTTTGCATTGGGTCAGTAGGCTCGCCCGTCTTGAGTGCATTCCATGCCAATCGGAAGCCGTCACGCGCACCATCTACCAAGCCTTTAAGCTGTGCGGATGTCTCACCCGGTGGGATATTAGGGCCGATAGCACTTGCAATCTTACGTTCGCCAACAGTCAAAGCCGCGACCATTGTGTTTGATAGGATGTTGACCATGTGAGTCGTAGGTGACGACAACAAGCCGTTAATCCAAATCTCGTATAGCTGGTCTTTGGTAGTCGCTCGGTTCGCATCCTTAACAAAGCGACCGATCTTCTCGGGGCTATCTAGCTCTGACAACATAGCCGCCATGTCACGCGATACAGCTTCGCCGCCTGTAGTCTCAAGCGCTTCTTTAATCAATCGCTCTTGCTCTCTCGAACTAGCCGCCACAACTCGGAATGACTGTAATGCACGACCAGCCTCAGCCGTCATGCCTGATACTTGTGACTGAATGGCTCGGTGCTGTGACATAGCCCTACGGAATAGAGCCAGATCCATCTCACTGCCGTTCTTGGCCGCGTTTGCCAGCTTCACAAGGCTCTCACCAGAAGCCACAAGGATCTTACGTGCCGCTAAAATCTGCTCTGCGTTGAATGCCTCACCCTGACGACGTGCCAACAAGTCCTCGACAGTCATGCCAAGGTCATCGGCTAACTTGGGCAACTCATCATTCGTAATCTTTTGACGACGTGCATCGTTAATGTTGGGCGCGTCAGCCTTCGCCACTTCATCAATGAGGGTTGATACATCCTCAGTCGTATTGAGGTTAGCCAGATTGATATTACGTGCGGCCTCGGGGTCTGCCTCAGTAGTTCCGGGCTTAAACTCAGGGACGCGGATTGTAGGCTGTACAGCTTCAGCCGCCTCATCAAACGGTATGTACTCTTGACCGAGCGGCATCTCGCGAGGGATTGGCATTCCACCCTTCATGGTAGCCATAGCCTCTTCGATCATCTGCTCAACTGGCTTGCCTTCTGCCTCAGCTACCTCTACAAGCGCCCTACGGTTCTTCACAAGACGAATACCTTGGATAAGACCGTCAGCTACACCACCAAGCGCAAGCCCTTCCACGGCGTTTTTAAAGCGCCCCTCAGCGTCCGTATCTTCTGGACTAGCCGCAAGGTATTCAGTGATTGGGCTTTGTAGTGCTGGCACTTCTTGGATGAGGTTAGATAGTCGCTCTTCCTGTGGATCGAACACTGTAGCGTCCGCGATAGCACCTGCCGCCGCTGGAGCCGCAACACCTGTGACACCAAGCGCCTTGACGCCACGCAATGCTGGAATAAAGCCTGTAAGGAACTGGCTGATAGCACGTACACCCGCGCCCGTTACAGTACGAGGGTCGGCTTCAATCTCAAGATACTCAGGCTCCGCACCGCTAATAGTGCCTAGCGGGATGATTGACTCCATCACACGAGCCGCTTCAGCAGTCGCATCAAGGAAGCCAGCTACAGCCTGACGTGGTGCTTCGATTACCCCGCCAAAGATGTCTGCGAATGCGGGTAATGTGACCTCACGAGCAAGGCGTTCAGCTCTTGCAGGTATGGCCTCGAAGGGTGTCATTGGCTCTTGCTCTGCCTGACGCTTCATCATGGCCCGGTCGTATGCTGATAGGTCTGCGCCTTGACGCGCATCAAGCACCTTGCCGGTAGCATCGTCGTTTTCAAACGTAGGCATACGCATTGGTGGGCGCGGCTCAGTAGTTAGAGCCATAGACTCAGCGGCTTCAGCTTCTTGGGTAGCCAGCATAAGGCCAGCCATCGGTAAAGTAATGCCGTAGCGTGTGGCAATATCTAGTGTTCGAGGATCAAAGATGACAAAGTTTTTTGCGCCAGCTTTAGCATAAGGATCGTTATACTGAATGCCCTTTATGCCCAAGGCTTCTGCCGCCTCGGTTGCCTTCTTTTGAGCGTCTGGACCCTTAGCGTCTTTTGCTAATTGATAATAAGCGTTTTGCCCTGAAGTTGTTTCCTTTATGCCTTTGGCAAGTAGCGCATCGCGAATGGCTGGTGGCTGATCGGCAACAGCCTTACTCCAATCTAATAGCTCTGACTTGTCGGCTTTTATGGTCACTTCATAAAGAGCGCCGGGAGCATCAAAGTTTGGCTGTACAGTTTCCTTGAACCACTTATATACGCCTTCGGGATATGCGTCGTATTCCTCTTGACGTTGTACAACTCCCAGCGTATCGCCATCAATCATTATCTGCTCAATGATTTCAGCCTTTTGATAGTCAAGATCGGTGGCTCGCGCACCAGTTAAATCACTATAAAGCTCATTAATATCTCGACCGTCAATGGTCATATTATAATCTCTAAGGCTGTTTCTTTCATCTATTAGGCGATCATATTCACCTGCAAGCTCAAAGCCTTTTGGATCATTAAATTGTCTGTATTGACCAGCGACTTCGTACTTTGGCATCTCTTTTGAAATTTCAACAAGACGATTGGTAATACTATCGAGCCGATCTCTATTAACATTTCTTCTAAATGGGCGTGCGGAGTCTGTGGTTTCTGTTAAATAAAACCCTTCTCCATACATCTGTGCACCTTCGCCACGCCCAATCTTTTCTCGATCAAACTCTGAAAATCTGTATGGGCTACCTGTATAGGCCTTGAAGCCTGACTTGGGAGCTTCTGGGCCAGCCTTAGCAACACCCTCTGCAACAGCAGTGATTACCTTGCTAACCATTATTGCCCTCTCTTAATATCAGCCATCATGTTCTGGAAGTTCCTAATGCGGACTAAATACTGCTGTAGCCTTTCCTCTTCCGCGTTGTAACCAACTTTGTCGTCTTTGTAAGTTGTATCAACTTGGTCGGCTAAACGCTCAAGCGCTTTGTTCACATCGGCTTCGCTAGTGAATTGAGGCGGAATGTCGTTGATATCTAGCAACTGCTCCGCGACAGCGGCAGGATCTTCGCCAGCCAGCACCTTCTCATCAAACGCCAGCATCAAATCAGCCGCACGTTCCTTTGTACCTGCGCCAGTAAAGCGCCCTGTAATTGGGTCAACAATGCCCACGTTCGTACTGACATACTTGCGATAGCGTGTAGCCTTTGGCGTGTTCAATATTGGCTCTTCGCCCAGCGTGGACAGCAGTGATTGCGCCCTAGATGACGTTAATCGAGTGCCAGTGTTAGCAATGATCAGGTTACGTGCCGCTTCTGGGTTCTGATACATCTGCGTCTGGATGTCATAGATCAGATCGAAGTCATCAATACCCTGACCGCGAGTGTTCATTACGTTGGTCAGTGTAGTCAGTTGTGACTGCGTGAGATTGCCAGCCATAGCAGTGCGTGTAATGTCGCCTACGTCCGTTTCGCCGTTAATGATGCCAACGTACAGGCTAGTGAAGTTCTCGCCTTGACGGGCCTTCAGCGCGTCCTCAGCTTGCTTCTCTTGGATGTTGGTCAGTGATATGTACTCGTTCAAGTCAGCACGTAGAACATTAGCCAGCTCTTCCTGCTGTTCGAGTGTAAAGTCACTAACAGGTGTCTCGGCTACAGCATTTATAAACTCAACCGCCGCATACGCGCCACGATTCTTGATAATGGCTTGCAGTCCACCTCGGGCCTTCTCGCCTTCAGTGGCTACGATGATGTTTTGCTTGAGTGTCTCACCTGCCGCCGGAGTAATAGTGCCAGCTTCAACACGCGCATCAATGGATGAAAACGCATTCATACGACCAATCATTGCCGACTCATCATCACCAATACGTGCCGCCTTTAATGCCGCCTCGGTTGCTGTTTGAGCGGAGCGAATCAGGGTGTCATCTGCGTTCTTGAGATTCTTGGCTGTCTGCGCTTGGTGTACCTGAGATCGGGCGCTAGAGATCATCTGATCCATTGACTGGTCGATCAATGGTCGGAATTCATCGGCTATGTTCTGTGTAACGCCTGTGCGATACGAATTCACTGCCGCATCAAACGCCTCGATGTCATCCGGGTTGTCAGTCAGCAGTCGATTAATGCTTTCTCGTGCATCATTATCAACGCCCGCCACATAGGCCTTTGACAGTGCATTATTATATGCCTGATCGAATATAGAGATCTGTGACAGAAAGCCTTTCTGCGTCTCAATGATCTCGCCTTTCTCTGCCGCTTCTTGCCCAGCCTTGAGTCCGGCCTGTAATCCTCTGCGCTCTTGAATGCCAGCGCCAACTTCATACGCAAGACCACCGACCTGTTCAGCCAAGCCAGAGAGAGCCTGCAAGCGTTTCGCCTGAGACGTATCTACACCTGTTGGCGTAAACCTGCCGTAGTAATCAATGCGCTTCTGAGCCATTACGTGTAGCTTTCCTTATCAAATAGACCAAGCTCGCCAGCCCTTTCCGCACCACTTAGCAGTGTGCTTGCCGCTGTGAGTCCCGCTGTTTGTGTTGCCGCTCTTGCCTGACGTTCTAATGACGCCCTTCGTAGCTTCTCCGACAAGTCGATGGTCATCTCGCTAAGACCTGCTTGACGTGCGCTTTCCAATGCCAGACTTGCTGGCGTACCTTCCCCACTAATTCCTGCGGTCGAGAGTGCCGCGACGTTAGCCGCCAATGCCCGGTTAAGTTCTTGGCGTCGTGCTAATTCTTGGCTTTGAGCCGCTAGTTCTTCTTGTTTGGCTTGTTCGCGCAACTGAGCCTTCTGCGCTTTGCCAGCTTGCACCTGACCGTAGGCTGACACTGCCGCGCTTGTTGCCGCTAATATTGCAAATATTGGGAGAGGCATCTAGTTACCCTCGATCTCGTATTCAATCATCTGTATGTGCATGGGTGTGGGATCAGGACACGTGATTGTCGGTATGACCTCTCTACCCCAGCCGTTAATGTCGTAAACATCCTCTATTATGCCACTTGTGGGGACAATAGACTCAGGAGTTAATGGTGACGTGATACCTGCCTCGCCAAACGAGCGGATAGGTACAGGGATGCCGTCGATATAGATGCCAGAAGACTCATAAACACGTACGTTCATCCGTACGATTTTCTTTAGCCGCATCTGGTTCTGACCTGATCCGATGTTGGTATTCAGTGGCATCGGCTTGATCGTAGGAACAAACGGCAAGCCAACCTCATACGTCGTTAATGAGTATTGTTCGCTGGCATCAAGCGCGATCTCGCCACTAGCTACCGTGTAAGACGACAGCACATAGCCCTCGTTCTTGTCCAAATAACCTTCTCGTGTAATCACTTTGACCGATTCACCATTTAAATGGTCCAGTCCGTCGATATCGCCGCCAACTTGTACGCTTTTGATCGAGCAATCCATGAGATAGGTGAAGTCCCAGCGCTCAATGAACAGCTTTGCCACGCTGTTTACAGTGCGCTCAACCGTCATAAACAGCTGATCATCTACAACGCAAACGCTCTTGATGTCGCCGCTCGTACTCCAGCTAGTGAAGCCGTTGATGTCTTGGCTTCTCAGGGTATTCAGGATGGTCGCTGTACCGTCCGTGTTGACGATAAACAGCCAATTAGCGTCGTCACTCGCAGTACCCGCTAGGAGCGCCATATCGACCGGCTGGTTGATCAAATGTGAGGCTAGTACCGACCTATCGTCTGTGGTGTAAGCGTCCTCGTTGAACGAATACAGGAAGCTCAGGAGCGACTTGCCATGACGGTCCACAAATATGGTTGAGCCATCCACGTCTTGGACCTCAACATTGTTTGCGCCGTGTGAAGTCTGCGGCTGAATGTTGATACTGGACGGGGTGACTGGTCTGCTGGTTACTGCAAACTCCGCACCAGACGTAAATATTTGCAAGTTACGACCGGGATATACGTCAACAATATCATTCAGCTTGCGTGAAGAGATGGTTGCAAAGATCGCCTCATCGTCATCGCCGTCATCAATGTCAAAGTCAAAAAATGCGCCCGTCTTAGACATGAAGATCGACTGAGGCTTGGCCTGAGTGCCACCAAGCACCAATCGGCCTTCATAGAAACACGCGCTGATAGGATATCCACGGGTAGCAGACCAAACATCCTCTTTACGCGGGGAGCCTGATTGCGTCTTGGTAAACTCAATCTCGTGGTCAGTGGAACCTTCCGTTACATACGCAGAGAACAGTTCAAAATCCTTGGTCGATTCGCCAGATATGGTAATCGTGTACTCTCGAGTTCCTGTTCTTGCTACGGCTACACCTGTTTCGCCAAAGACTGGCATCTCTTGCAAGTTCTTCTGAATGTTGAAAACAGTTGCGGCCTGCTCGTCGGCAGTTGAGTCGCCCGCATAGCTGATAGATTTTGAAAGAATGCCCTCAATGTCTACCTCAAAACGGTCGCCACGCTTCCATTGTCCCGATCCAGTATGCCCCAGAGTCATCACCTGTATCTCATTAACAGGCGTGGGGCTTTGTGCATCGTCAAAATCGTACTGAGGTACGTTCAAGAATGGGATGTTGTCGATCACCCAATCCGCATCCGTACCAATATTCACCAAACGAATAGGCTCGAAGTTGCCAAACACCAGCATGACGTTCTCGATCTGCGCTGTCCGCACAGTTGATACGTCAACAGTGGAATCGTAAGTCGGCTTGATATCCGCGACTCGCGTGGTCTGGATGTTCAGCCCCACAAGCTGAGAACGGAAGATAGCGATATTGTCCCGCGTGAACTCGATTAGGTAATGCCGGTCATCCTCAACGCTGAAGTCTTCCAGCTTGCAGTCACTATCAACGCCTGTTTCTTGGATTAGCTGAAACCCTGCCGCTGTGATCGTCGCTGATCCCAAGTCAGTCGTACCAACACGCACCAAACGCCAGTAGCGAGCGTATACGCCAATCTTGATGCGGAAGTCTTGCGGGCTTGTGCCGATCAATGGAACATCACCTGCGTCGGTATACGTCACATCGTCAGCAGAATATTGCACCTTGAACTCAGTCGAAGTGCCAGACGACAAGCTGATCTGTCGGATATCTATAAACTCGATATCAGCTATGTTGGTTGCGCCTTTGTCAGCCTTGACTACGACGTAATCATTGGTTGTGCCAATCGCTACCGTGGTTGATGTGGTTGTCGTGTCATTGCCATACAATACCGATGGTGTGCCGCCATTCGGCATGGTTCCTGTGTAAGCAAAAGACACCAAATTGCGTGTGGTCTGCGCGATAAACTCAGTGCCGGGACGACGACGCATCCCGCCTTGAGGGACGATCACAACATTACTAGCAGTCTCAACCGCCTGATAATATTGATTGATATCAATGCGACCCTTGAGAAGCGGGGATAGCTCGCCACTTACAAAGCTAGACTGAATATATCTAGTCTTAGCCATTAGAACCTCACATTAGTGAACGGGTTGCTTCGTAGTTGCTCCGTTGGGTACTGCTGAGAGTCCGTATATCGCGCCATACGGGACGCATTCACATAGGCCGCCGCCATCTCACCCCTAGCCGCAGAACTGTCTCTAATGCTCGCCGCGAAGTCCATAGCCAATGCGTACTCGATCATCTTTGCAAAGTACACAGGCCACTCATCTTCAGTGACGTTTGCAATATAGTCAGCGTATAGGGCTTGGGTAGAATTGCTGTAAACCTTGTCACCATAGATCTGATAGTTGGAATCAGGGGTAACAGTGATCAAAAACAGCAGGTCAGTGGGTAGCTGGTAGATGCTTCTCCAGCCATTGGGGTCAACCGGGGTATCCGTCAACAGAGATATCTGTGCCTTCTTACGCGCAAAGCCCCAACGATGCTTGGTTAGCTCGTTCTGGACTATGTTGTCGTAAAGATTGTTGGCAACTGTCTCGCGCCGTGATCCACCAGTCAGTGAATTAATCGGAGTATCCCCGATCAGAATAAGCGCATTGCTAATTAAGTCGATCTTACTCGCCATAACTCACCTGAAAATAGAATGGCCCCCGAAGGGGCCGAGGAACTTAGCTGTCGCCGAGTGCAGTTCCGGAAGCACAGTCGATTGCAGTGCCAGTGTTACTCTTCACAAAAGTGATAGTAACAGCCGCCGCATCCGAGTCGCTTACGAAAATGATGTCGTTGACTTCCAGCTCGTTGATTGCTGGCAGGAAGTAATCCGCGCCAGTAACAGTAGCGATTGAATCAGGTGACGCATATGCGTAAACCTTCTGAGCATCGCCCATACCGCCAATGCGTGAGAGCTTAGTGTAATCAAATGCCATGACTTAGTTCTCCTTACGCAGTCTTGTCGTATTGAACTTTAACGAGACCACCCTCGTCACGTACAACAGAGCCAGCCTTCAACATACCGTTAGAAAGCCAAGCTGTACGCTCGGGAATCCAGTTAATTTCTGTCTTCATGTCGATGCCGATAGCGAGGCCAACAGCCGGACGCTGGAAGAACCAAGAGTCGACAACATTCGCCGCTTCAGTCAAACCACCCTCAGTACGAGTTTCGATCACCATGAACTGGAAACCAACAAGTGTGTTGACTTCACCAGATACGAGTGCCTTGATGTTTTGATAGTCGCTAGAAGTTGCCTTCTCGTCGTTCAACAATCCGCCCAAACCGCCTGCTTCGATAACAGCAAACAACTCAGAAGATGGAACACCTTGATCGCGAAGCTCAACCTGAGCGTCGATGACCTTAGCCATTGTCAAGTTGGTGCCGCCCGCTGGGACTGTAGTAGTCAGCGGAGTAGAGGCATCCATCGCGTCAATGACAAGCTGGTCACAACGACGGCCAAGAGCGCCAGCGATAGTGTTCGCAAGCTCTTGCTTCTCGTCAAAGTTTACTTCCTGCTGGTCAAAGATGTCGGTGTACTCAGGAGCGTTCCAGTTTGCGAGAGTCGCATTCTTGAACTCATGAGTCACGTCCATTGGAGTGACGAGGTCAGAAGTAGATTTTTGGTTAGCCAAGCCCTTACCCATACGGCGGAACTTGTAGATGTCGCCCACAACATTGTTGCGAACTGTAACAGCAGGCTTGAGCACACCCATACCTTGGTATGCCTGTTTCACCATGCTGTCAAACTCTTGTACGGCAACTGCCGAAAGATTCTTTGACATGATTCAGTCTCCTCGTTGTCAAAGTTGATAACAATGATTTTGAGGTTTTGGACTGAGTACCCGATAGCCGGTCAGTCTTTCAACCTAAACTATCGGGCCTTGTGAAAGGGGTATCCGATGCGCCGATGATACCACTATTTGTTAGTGTTAGCCAAACGTCTGGGTGTATGGCTTATCACCACCAAACTCTTTCATCATGCGCTGAATCTTGCGCTCGTGGTTGATGTCAACAGAGCGAAGCAGATTGCCATTCTCATCCTTCTTGAACATCTCTGCCTCGATGTCTGCCCACTCGATTCCACCGGGTTCGATGTGTCCATCAATCGGTAGTTTTGCGGGTGCCGTTGATCGGACCAGTGCCTCCACTAGCTCAACCGCCTCAGCACTGTTCACAGCGTAACGCAGTCGCTCGTATGTATCGCCATCCAAGTTGTTCTTCATGTACTGCTCAACAACCTTGATGCGCTCAACAGCGTTATCGCCCAGCTTTGCCATCTCAGCCTCAACAGAGACCTCTTCAATGGCTTGCTCTTGTGCGGTTAGTAGTTCCCACGCCTGATTCAATGCAGACTGAGACATATTGGTGCTGTTGCCAAACTCTACAAGCTCGCCCCACAGTGCATCATCAGACTCAACGCCATCATAAAGTGCGTATCCATCCTTCGGTGCGCCAGTGAATCCGCCAAACTTTTTCTCAAGCTCGGTGTATGCCTTAGCTTGCTCTGCGACTGACTTGTACTTGTCGGCTTTGTACCACTCGGGTTGATCGCCAACGCCCTTGATCCCATCACTCAGAAAGTATTCGCCCTCGCCCAACGTGGGTTCAGCGGCATCTACTAATGATTGCAGGGTATCGTTACTCTCTACGGCCTGATCTTCCATGATTTATCTCCAAGGATAGTTAATGACAGCCCTCTTAGGGCTTATGGGTTGGTGCCTGAGTTTGATGTCCTCAAGCCTTCGCTTGCCATTCAGCAGAGACAAGTCGTTGATGTCGATCCAATCAACGTGGTGCCCAGCTTTGTAGCATCGAAATGCGCGAAACTTATGCAGATACTCGAACTTATCGAACTGATATTGGTCAGCTAGTCCGCCAAGCCAATCCATGTCGAAGCCTACTGACTTCAAGTGATCGGGTTCAGAGCAGACAACCTCGTACTTGGGCTTCGCTTTGCGTGCCCGCTTCTTGGTTTCTTCAGTCATAGTCGTTCAGCTTGTTGGATGTAGTGGATAATCATGCGGATAACGCCAGCCTCGCCATTGTGGTACGCCGCTTCATACGCGACGTTCTGGCTAGATAAGGCAGTAGCGTTATCAAAGAGGAATCGACGGGTGAGGTCTTCTAAAACCTTCTGTCCGTCATCGGTATTGAAGCAACGGGCATAGGCTTTCGATAACTCCGCCTGCTTTTCCCTTATTTCTGCCTGTTGTTTCTTAGCGTCTGGGCCTTGGCCCTCGATGTTTTCCCAGCTCATTCAGCTTCCATCGGTTGTTCTTGTTGCATCATCTGTGCCTGTGCGCCAGCTTGGATGATCTGCTGTTTCTCAATCTCAGATCGCACCAATTCTGCTGGCATCCCTGTCTTCTGTGCCGCCCATGTGCCGAAGTCCTCGGTCTTGTACGCCATCAACACTTGTTCGGGGCCAGATGTACCCAATACGAACTGAACGGCCTGCTGAACAGCCAACAGATCCTCGCCATCCTGCGCTCGTGCTAGTGGAGAAGTGAACTTGACGGTGACATCCCGGCCTTCTAACTCAATGGGGACGATCAAGCCGCGTCGAGTCAGTATTGCGACGACACGCTTGAGTATTGGTACGAGTATCTCGGTCTGAAGTCGCCCAAATGCCGACCCGATCCGTTTTGCAAGTTCTCGGGATTCAATAGCAACTTCAGTGGCGCTACGCACAGGACCAGCAGGATCACGCAAGTCGTTGAACAGTGCCAACTTGATAGCGTTCTGAAGCTCCACGATTTCAAATTGCGCGAGAGCAAGGTTCGATCCTGTATCGAGACGTTGAATTGAAGGGTTGTTGGTGTTGTTTGATCCGACTGGAATCACGACACCCGGTGCAATAACCATATTGTAAGGGTTTGTCACGCCGTCGTCAGTAGCCGTGTACATTCCTGCAAGGTCAATTGCGGCTTTTTGCAATACAAACTCTTTGGCTTTGTTCAGAGAGCGCACATCGGGTAACGCTTGCATCGCTGGACCACGACCACGGACCTCGCCAGCTACCTTTGTGTAGCGACCAGTGACCCATGGGCTTGATACACCAAAGTCTTCAGTCCATGAGAAACGGTTTTCGCCGTTCACCCATAGACAGCCATAGTATTTCTTGTCCTTGGGGTCATAGATCACGCCCTCGTACACCTTCACCTCAGTGTTGGGGCTGTTCTCGATGAGGTTTCGGACCTTCTCAGACGGCTCAAAGCCACGCCACATACGCTCTAGCAGACGCGCCTTGACCTCAAACCGTCGCCAGTGTGTCTCGACGCCGCCGTATGGCCCCTCTTCAAACGCAATGCCCTTCTGTGGGATCGTGTTGAAACAGATAGGGTTGGTCTCATCGTCAGTTTCCTCGATCTTCATGGTGGCTGTGCCTACCAATAGATCAAGCGCCGCCTCATAGAACTGCGTGTGGAAGTTAGAACGGTTGATGTAGTCAAAGACGATCTCGCACTGCTGGTCTAGGTTCGCCCGAATGTCTTCCTCTGACACATCGAACTGGCCTGTCTCGACCAATCGGATGATCTCATCGGTTGGCTGGAAGGTAGCCCAACGAGACATGATCGGAGCGATGTTCTCTTGTAGCTTGCTCGCGCCCTGCTGGATAGCCGTCAACGCAGTCGAGTCGAAGATGCGGTCCATCTTCTTCTGTCCTTTGTCTTCACGGTCGAACAAGTTGCGCTGTGGCAAGAAATATTCATACACATCCTGCAACTGGTCGTGCCACATTGCCTGAGTGTTGAATGCCTTTGCTTCTCGTTCCTTGATGTCTTGGATCGAGCCTAGATGCGGGGGCAAGCTCATAGGGTTTTACCTATCGGAGTTGAGGCATAGTGCCATTGTAGGTGCCAGTGCGTGGAGCGCCACCAGCACGACGGGGAGCGGCTCCGCCCATTCCACCCATACCCAACATGGTACGAGCGGGAGCGGCACGCCCTGCGCCTGTACCTGCGGCTTCAGCACGAGTACGAGGTACGCCACCCAGAAGTGACTTGGCTCCTAGCTTGCCGCGAGCCATTGCACGGAAGCGCTCTTCCTGCTCTCGGATCTCTTCATCCAATGCCGCCGCTTGACGACGCTCAACAGCAATTTGCTGTGCTGTGGGCTTAGGTGCTTTCGGTGCTTTCATTTCATCCCATCCTTAACGAGTCACGGGTTGTCTTCTGCCCGTTGCGTGTAAAGTTTGTTCCATCGTAGCCGATAACATTCTGAGGCTCTGATACGCGTCGTTTTTGTTCAAGACGATCAAGCAAGCCTCCAAAACCTTTGCGTTTTCGCTTGCGATTATCAATTGATTTTCCGACTGCGCCAAATCTACCCGACATTCTGTTTCTCCAAATACTTGAACAACTGGTACGGCGTCCAGATGAACGGCTTGTTTATTCCTAGCACCTGCTTCGTATATCCGACGCAAGTGTTTAGCATAAATAGCCCGCGCTTGGGCCTGCGTATTTCGGATTTTATCAGAATGTCGTCCTCGACTACATCCTTAATATTCTCGACGATCATCACCTCTAAGCCTTGCGTTGACTTGCCCAACGCCAGCCATTCGCCATCGTTAGGGATCACGACGTAACAGTGCTTGATCTCAGGGTGTAGCATCCACGACCACCAATGACCTTCATCCATCGAGAAAGCCACGTATGCGATATCAGAAGACATTGAACTTCATCTCCGCCCGTCTCACCTGCCGCTGTTGTGTATGTAGGTTAGTCAATGCCTGTCTGCCTTCACCTTCGCCCTGCAATGCGTACTCAAGCGCCTCGACCGGGTGCGAGTATTCATTCTTGTCTGGCTCATCCGTGTACTTCTCGCCCGATACCTGTATCCGTCGGTAGCAGAACCCGCCTTGCAACCCCTTGCGGATCATCTTCGCCTTGGGGCTGATTAAGAATCGAGGCTTGCCATCCATGCACAACTCTTTCATGGGTATTTCCAGAGCCGCACGTCGCAATGCCGGGTCATTCGTTAGCGTAGGTGTGCAAGGTATGCCAGCCGCCCGCATGATCTTGAATGGTGTATCAGCATTCGCTTGGTTCTTGTTGTCGCCAGAGGGATCGCCCCA